AGCTTGGAACTTCTTTGCACAGGACAAAAAGGCTATAACCTCAATAACATCCCGTGAATGGGCTAAAACGGTAACCCTTTAGGGCCGTTGGTATAACATCCCGTGAATGGGCTAAAACGGTAACCCTTTAGGGCCGTTGGTATTATGTCCGATCTGCCCGGACGAGCAGCACGCGCCGCACCGCCCGGGCATTATCCTGTGCGGCGCAGCCTCATCCTTGCGGATCGGACATCGGCGCAGGCCCGGTGGAATCGCTGTACGCGTCAGCCACTCATTGAACGGCAGGGTATCGCAGACCGCCTACAGCGCGGTGTCTGGCATCGGCTTCAGCTTCGGTGCCAGTGCATTTCTTGCCTCGCCCCATAGCTTGGCAGGGTCCATCATCGCCGCGCGGCGCCGATCGGAAGCAGCCGCGTCAATCGATCCATCAGCGTGCTGAACCAGCCGCCCGGCCTCCTTGGCCTTCTGGATGGCACCCCGCGACAGACCAACGTGGGCGGCATACTGGCGCTCGCTCATGCCCTGCATCTCGCACCCCGTATCCTTCATAAAGCAATGATATTGCTTGGAAATGAGTTGATTACACCCTGCGATGGAGCGATTCTAGGATCAGGAAATCACCCCTGATCGGAGACCTGATCATGACCATCGAGACCAAAGCCAAACCAATAGCCCCCGATGCGCTGATCCTCGAGATCGCCACCAGGCACTTCTTCGTCGAGACGCTCGAAACCCGGAACAGCGACCAACTGGATTTCCACGATGTCGCCGTCTGGGCGATGCGCGCCGCCCTTGAGGATGCCTTTGAGACCGGACGCCGCGCTGGAGCTGCTGCCGAAACCCAACCCTGAAAGGACAAGATCATGACCGCAATCACAACCATCCGCATAGACCACGCATCGCTTCCCGCACAATTCGACCGCTCGCGTCCGAACACCGTCGCCGAGGCCATCGAGGCAGCGCTGCGCGAAGAGGGGATCAAAGCCGAAGCCTCGGACGTGATCTCGCATCTCAAGATTGAGCTGCCGACCACCCAGCTTGCCGCCGCCAGCGCTGTGCTGGCTGATCTGAAACTGATCTGAGGGGAACCACCATGAGCACCCGCGCGCAGATCGCCATTCAAACTGGGCCCGAGGAATGGGCGCATATCTATGTCCATTTTGACGGCTACCCTTCGCACATGCTGCCCGCACTGGCGCCTTGGACGCCTGAGGACATCCTCGCCGCAAAGGAAATCCGGCAGGTGCGCGCTGATGAACTGGACTGTTTCGATCCACCCCGCGCGCCACAAATCCTGCCGCATCCGACCTGCGAGTTTTGCCACCTTTACGTCTGGCAGGACGGTGGCTGGGTGGATGTCACCGGCCCCGCAATTAATCGGAAAGCAGAGTTATTGCTTGTCTTATGACTTTGGGAGCTTTTGTGCGAAACAAGAGTCACAGATCAGCATTTTAAAATGCTGATCTGTGGTGGTGGTTGGATCGTTTAGCGCTTGGTCTTTGAGGACTGTTTCAGAGTAAGATCAACCACCACCTTCGCCACAGGCCTGAACGGATACAGAGCGGCACGAAGCCCTCTAGGACAAGCATAGGATATGACGAAGATGACGGATGATACCATTGGTATAGACATTTCCAAAGCCACTTTAGACATTCACCGGCTGAGCGACGGGAAGATGATGTCGTTTAGCAATTGCCCTGCAGGATTTAAGGCGCTTTCCAAGTTCTGCGCAAAGACGGCAGTGACACGCGTTGTTTATGAAGCAACAGGCGCTTACCACAGCGGGCTAGAACGGGCCCTGGGTGCGCACTTGCCATTGGTAAAGGTGAACCCTTTGCAGGCGCGCCGGTTTGCGCAAGCACAAGGTGTGCGCGCAAAAACGGACGCCGTTGATGCCAAAATGCTGGCCGTTATGGGGAATGCTTTTGTGTTAGAGCCAGATGAGCCAGTTATAAAAGTACAGTATGATCTTAAGGAGTTACGCTCATTTAGATCGGGATTGATCAAGGATAGAACGGGCATCATGAGTCGTCTGAAAACCCAAACCCTGTATATCACTTGCCGTCAAAGCAAAACCCGCTTGGCTCAAGTTGATAAGCAGATCGCTGAAATCAATGCTGAGATTGACCGTCTGATAAACTCCAGCGGCACGCTGGCGCACTCGATGAAAATCCTCCGCTCAATTCCAGGTATCGGCGCGGTTTGCGCTGCCACCATTTTGATAGAGATGCCCGAGATCGGGAGTATGGATCGAAAGCAGGTGGCCAGTTTGACTGGGGTAGCACCGATGACACGTCAATCTGGACAATGGCGAGGAAAATCATTCATTCAAGGTGGGCGGAAAGTGGTGAGGAACGCCCTCTACATGCCTGCCTTGGTGGCCATGAGATTCAACCCCGACCTCAGGGTCAAATATCAAGCCCTGATTAAAGCTGGAAAACCACCAAAAGTAGCGCTTACTGCGCTTATGCGAAAGCTCATTGAACTCGCCAACGCCCTCATCAAGGCAGATCGGTATTGGGTGAAAAAAGGGGCTTGATCAAGACGGATACTCTGAATTGACTACGATACTCAGTCCATCAGAGCGATGATTGTCACACGAAGACGATGCAACGCGCTCAAGGAGCCAACCCCACGACCCGCCACGCCACTGACAATTCCCAAGCCCTCGACGCCTTCCTCGCCGCGAAGGTCGAGTTCGACGCGATGCTTGCGCGCCTGACAACCCTCAGCGCGGACCATTTCGACGCCCATCCTGATGAGATCAACTGGGGCCATGTCGGAACCCTCAATCATCATGCGGGCCTGCTGCGCCAGATCACCGACGGCGCCTTCAAGGAAGGCGAACACGCCACGTGATCTTTTGCCCCCGACACAAGGTCAGCCCGCCACCGGCGGGCTTCACCCGGTAGAAGGCACCGCATCCTGCGCTGCCATCTTGCTGGAGAAAAGCATGACCCAGATCCAACTCACCGACCCACAAGCCGCCATTCTGTCCACCGCCTGTGCGCGCGAGGATGGGATGGTGTTCCCCGTCATCGCCAATCTCAAAGGCGGCGCTGTGGGCAATGTCTGCAAGAGCCTGCTGAAGCGTGGGTTGATCGAGGAGATCGTCGCCGCTGATCCCGACACGGTCTGGCGGCACGATGACTCGGGTCCCCTGACCTTGCGCGCCACACAACTGGCCCATGCAACGCTCGGGCTTGGCGACGCCGACGGTGAGGTGCCCGCCCCGCAACAAGACCTGACACTTCCAAGCCAGCGCAAGGGTACCAAACAGGCGCAGCTGATCGCCATGCTCCGTGCCGACGGCGGCGCGACCATCGATGAGATCGTCGCAGCCTTGGGCTGGCGGTCGCATACGATTAGGGGCGCAATGTCAGGGGCGTTGAAGAAGAAGCTTGGGCTCGAAGTCACCTCGGAGAAGGTCGAGGGACGCGGAAGGATCTACAAACTGATCGCTGTCTGATCGCTCAGCCCGGGAAGATCATGATGCCGCCGCCCCCGTGGGCGGCGGTCTCTCATTGAAAGTCAAAAACGTTCGATTGCTGGTTCCCAGCCAATCCGGTTGTTTCCAAAAATTACCATAATCCCTCCAGAAAGCCGCCACTTTCCCAGAATACGAAAGGGTAGCGAGAAATATGGAAGGACGTGGACAATGATTGTGACTGAAAAATTCTCCCTGTCTCGGGACGAAATTTTGGCTGCATGTCTGAATGCTGCAAATTTTATAGACGATCCTTTCAACTCACCAACCGCCCAACTCCGTCGCCTGCTCAAGATATGATCAATCGATCGCCAGCGGCGGCAGCATGGGTCGCTACCGCAAGATCAGCTGTTGTCCCCGACGTCGAACTGTTCAGCGATCTCCGCAGTTATCAATCCTGAATGCAGGGCTAGCATGATAAGCTTCGCATCGGCGGAGTCGCCAGCGGCGATTGCCGCCTCAATGCGGTCCTCAGCTCGGTCGGCAGCTGGTATGTCGTTGCTCTCGATGAACGGCACACGTCCCAGCATGCAATATGCAAGCAGCGCGGCCGCGTCGGCATATGACGACTCCGTGCGGCGCTCCTCGCCGTAGCGCTTGTGAATTCGCACGATCGTGAGCTTCACTGCTTCCGGCACCAGCAGCGGGTGTATGCCAGCTTCTTTCAGCGCGCCTTCCAGCGCGGTCGACCGGCCGAACAGGCTGAAGAGACCAAACATCACAATACCCTAGCAGGTCTCCTGCACCGGTCCATCTCCCATTCGGCATCAGCCGCCCCGCCACCACTCGAACACGCGTCGCAGCAGGTAACCCCGCGCCAGCGACACGCCCACGAAAGCGAGCCCTATTGCCAACTGCTCAGAAATACCTGTTTCAATCCCGAACCATGGGAACACCATGATCTGCGTCGCGACAGCTAGCGCGTAGCCCACGACAACATTGGTGACCGCCTCCAATAGTGACCTCAGGCGAGATTGACGATCACCGTTTGGAATTGCGTCCCGATCATTCATGCTTACATCCCTCGTTATGGAAAACGATGTAACACCATGGCTGACCCCCTCGAGATCATCGACGATATGCGGTTCGATCCGCCTCTGACCGTCACCGGCAATGGATGGGTTCTGCTCTCCGATCAGGTGATGGGTGGCGTTTCGGAGGGAACGATGACCCGCGAGATCGTCGCTGGTCGAGAAGCTATTCACATGCAGGGCGGTGTCAGCCTCGAGAACAATGGCGGATTCCTTCAGATCGCCCTTGATCTCGGCGATGCAGGCGCTGAGGTCGATGCTCGTCGCTGGAACGGCCTCCAGCTTGACGTATTCGGCAACGACCAAGTCTATAACCTGCACTTGCGCACCACGGACATCCAACGCCCGTGGCAATCCTACCGGCACAGCTTTCACGCCCCAGCCGGATGGACGACCGTGTTTCTTTGGTTCGCCGACTTTGTCCCACACCGAACCGAACGACCGCTGAATGTCGCACGCCTGCGGCGGATCGGGATCGTCGCGATCGGCCGGGAATTCGAGGCCGACATTGCCATCGCAGACATTCGTTTCTACGCTAACGCTCAAGAGAGTGGTTCCACACCGGCATCCCCGGCGTCCTGATCGGGACTGCTCCGACCCGTCCGGACTTCGTCAAAAGTTCGACCATCCTCGACAAGAACGGCGTCCTTCTGCGTGAACTGTTGCCACCGCTCCACAGCAACATCGACATACGCCGGGTTCAATTCGATTCCAAAGCACACGCGCCCGGTCGTCTCGGCCGCGATCAGTGTGGTGCCCGATCCCATGAATGGCTCGTAGACCGCCTGGCCCGGGCTGGAATTGTTCAGGATCGGGCGGCGCATGCATTCGACGGGCTTCTGCGTCCCGTGAACCGTGTCGGCATCCTGATCCTTGTTGGCAATCTGCCAGAGCGTCGTCTGCTTGCGATCACCCGCCCAATGGCCCTTGCCGGTCTTTTTCACCGCATAAAGGCACGGCTCGTGCTGCCAATGATAATCGCCGCGGCTCAGCACCAGACGGTCTTTTGCCCAGATTATCTGCGACCGGATATTGAAGCCTGAGGCAATCAGGCTGTCGGCGACCGTGGTCGCGTGCAGTGCTCCATGCCAGACATAGGCGACGTCGCCGGGGAACAACGCCCAGGCCTCGCGCCAGTCAGCCCGGTCATCATTCAGCACCTTTCCGGTGCGCTTGGTCGCAGCGGCACCTGCCTTGTTCCGCCAGCCGGGATCGTATTCGACACCGTAAGGCGGATCGGTGACCATCAACAAGGGCTGCACACCACCCAGCAGGCGTTCCACATCGGTGGCCATGGTCGCATCACCGCAGAGCAGCCGATGCTTGCCAAGCACCCAGAGATCGCCGGGTCGACTGATCGGGGTTTCAGGCGGTTCGGGAACATCGTCCTCGCCCTCGCGGGAGGCGGTTTCAGGATCGACCTCTCCGGCCAACAGGGCCTCTAGTTCAGCGTCATCGAAGCCGATCAGGGACAGGTCGAAATCCTCGGCTAGCAGGTCGTTCAGTTCCGCCGACAGCAGCGCCTCATCCCATGTCCCGAGTTCGGTCAGCTTGTTGTCCGCGATCCGGTAGGCTCGACGCTGCGCCTCGGTCAGATGCCCAAGTACGATCACCGGCGCTTCGGTCAGCCCGAGTTGCGTGGCGGCGAGAACCCGACCGTGGCCCGCAATCAGTTCGCCGTTGTCTGCGACCAAGCAGGGCACGGTCCAGCCGAACTCGGCCATGCTGGCGGCAATCTTTGCGACCTGATCTGCACCATGCAGCTTCGCGTTTTTGGCGTAGGGCTGCAATTGACTGATCGGCCGCATTTCGATGCGGTCGGGAGCAAAGGCGAGGGTCATGAGTTGCGTCCTGTTGCAGGATTGGCTGGCTTCCGGGGTGGACTCCGGCTGCGGAATCCATGGTGGATTCCACTGGCTTCAAGCTGGACTCAGGAGTCCAGGGTATCCACCCCGGAGTCCACCAGACAAGTATCTGTTTTATTGTGCTATTTCAGGGTTTCAAGGTGGATTCCACGACGGGTGGACTCCCAAAAAAATCGCTCTGACGCTAGCGATATGCCGCGCTGCGCCCCCCAGCATACGTTTTTGGCCAGAAAGGAACCGGAAAACAATGGGTTATGGGGTGGACCCCGGCTGGACCCCGGTTCGGACTCTGGGGTCCACCACGGCATCCGTCCGGAGATCGGTTGCGCTGGCAGTCTTCTGCACGCGCCTCTCCCGAGTATGTCCAATAGATAGCCCCCAGAGCCGCGTGATGGAATCCCTTCCGGTGTCTCTCCGAAAATTTTTCTCACAGGATGATTTTCCTTGACAGATTGTTGGCGTTTTCAATCACGAAGCGCTTCGAACGTTTGGACGATGGCACGCGTGCCCAGAGCCGCCAGGTGATCAGCGCGATGCCATACTGCCAATGACGGTTGGCCGCCGGTCGGCTGAGGCCCACCTCCCAGCAGACCTTCTTCCACTGCACATGGTTGGCTCGCAGCCAGACAATCCGTGCGTCGTCCTTCTCGAGCCAGCGCAGCCAGAGCATGGCCTCCTCGGCCTCAGTGATTTGACGTGGGCCCGGCCGGGGACGACGCATCTGCGGCTCCTGGCCGACCTTGTCCGCAAAGGTGTGGAAATACTCGGGCCATGCATTGACGAAGCCCTGCGGCCTCACAGTTGGCAAGGCGCGGAAGACGTCGGCGGCGCTCTCCAGCCGGTCTTCCACTTGTGTGGTTGTCCAGTCAGCGGCCATTGCGCACCTCCCGCACCGCAGGAAGTCTGCCATAAAGCCTCTCGCCAAGCTGTCGGACGAGTTCCCGCTCTGGCCAGGTCAGCCGATGATCGTCGAGCGAGACCGCCAGCATTTGTTGCTCCTGCCAGCCGTCGCGTTTGACCTGCTCGGGGCTACGGCGCTGGCCGCCGCAGCCCTTTGGGGTAAACCGCATGCCCATCACGCCAGCCCTCCCTGCGTCTCAAGGGCCCAGAGCAGGATCGCGATGGCATCGGCCTCGTTGTCGTCCGCAGGGCTGAACCCGCGCGCCCGGGCGGCGGCGATCATGGCGTCCTTGTTGGCATTGCCCTTGCCGGTGGCGTGCCGCTTGATGGTGCCGACCGGCACGCCCTCGTAGGGCACGCCGCGCAGCTCGGCCCATGCAGTCAGGACCGCCATCAGGCCGCCATAGACATGGGCTGCGTCGGTGCCAGCGTGGCGGCGGACCTCCTCGAACCAGATGGCAGCGATGGGCCCCGACAAACGGTCGATTTCGGTCAGCCAGTTCGTGAAGCGCAGGTAGCGCATGCCGCCGCCGTCGTAGCGGCTCGGCCGGAACGACACGGTGCCGCTGGTGATCAGCCCGTCGTAGCCGCGCAGCGCCCAGCCGGTGGTGGTGCCAAGATCGAGGGCCATGATGGTACGGCCAGACTGGTTGTCGGGTGGCGATTCAATCCTTGCGTCGCGAACGGCGGTGGTCAGAGTCATGTCAGCCATGGGTAGTCTCCTTTTCTGGTGGGATGGCTCGGGTGGAAGACGACGGCGATCATGTTCTTGGCGGAGCGGGTCGCCGTCGTCGGATTGAGTTGTTCGGGCAATGCAAGGCCACGCACGCGAAGCCCCCTGGGGGTGGGAGTGGGAGATCCCGCCTTGCGGCGTTCTCCCCCACCCCCGGAGGGGGTGGTTCACACCACCCAAGTTGAACTCGGATATCAAACCATTGCTCTGGTTGATTATTTTCCAGTTTTGGACACCCAAAACTGCCTGTTCAGCCCAAACTGGTTGCAGCGCATCGGGTGTGGTTCGTGCGAAGTTCTGCAGGGGCAGTTTCGGATACCACCCGAAACTGGTTACAACTGGATAGCGCGCGGTTCTGCGTGCAGATGGCGAGGCAGTTTCGGCAAAGCCGCCAATCTGGTTCAAACTGGCCAGTGCGCATTTCTGCGGAAAGCGATCAGCCGAGAGGTTCATGACCGCTCTCCCTCCGGATAAACCCAGACAAGAGGGTTCTCGACCTCGAGCAGCGCGCCGGTCTGCGCCGATTTGTAATGGCTGGGCAGCACGGGGACGCTGATCGGCGACACCTCACCGGTGTCGGGGTCAACCTCCTCGCCCTCCATGGGCATGACCATCCCCTCGACGCACAGAAAGCCGAAGCGGGACCGTGACGCCCCGGTCCCATAGGGTGAGCCGTCACGCACAAACTTGATAAACCCCTTGGTGGCCTGCACCCCGATCCGGCCGCGAACCGCGTCCTTTCCGCCAAGCCCGGCCTTATTTTCGAAGGATTCAGCGAATTGGTTGATGGTGTAGAGCCGCCCCTTGGCCGCCTCATCCAGCAGAATGCCAAGAATAATATCCTGCTTGCGGACCCGTTCGGCGTCGAACCTGGCCCCAACCTCGACCCGCACCAGCCGCTCGTTCATCGGGTTGATCTCCACCCACTCGCCATTGACCTTGTCGATCAGCTTCGGCGCCAACGCAGGCCCATTGCGCAGCTCGATCTCCAGTTTGCGCTGGGGGCTTTCCTCGTCGGGGCGGTGCAGGATCAGGCCAGAGGTATAGAACCCGCGCAGCGCGCTGGCCCCGGAGAGCGCCAGAAAAGGATCATCCTTCACCTGCTGCTTGCTGAGTTTTTTCGTGTGGTGCGCGAGTATCACGCCGCAGTCGGGGTTGATGTGGTCGCGCAGAACCTCGACCCGGTCCTTCAGGAAGAACATCATCGCACCGTTGTCGTTTTCGCTGCCGCCGTCGGGTCCGCCGTCGAAGATATTGCGAATTGGATCGATGCAGATGATGTCGACCGGATCGGTCGGGAAGGCCCGCCGAATGGCCTCGGCGACGCGCATGCTGCCTTCGGTATCAAGCAGCATCTTCAACTTCGGTGTCGCGACCAGGTTGTCGCGCGCGGCAGCCAAAACCCTTTGCGGCAGCGAAATCTGCTTCATCCGTTCGCGCAGGTAATGATACTGGATTTCAGCCTGCAGATAGAAAATCCGCAGCGGCCGGGGCGGCGTGAAGTCGAGAAATGGCACGCCAGCGGCCATGTGAACCAGCCAAGAAATCAGCAGGTCGCTCTTGCCGACCTTGGGTGCACCGCCCAGCACCAGCAGGCCACCGGGCGTCAGCACGCGCGGCGCGATGATATCAGCGGGCATCGGACTCTGGTCGTCCAGCAGTGCACCGAGGGTGAAGGCTGGCATCTCATTAGGCCCAGGGGCGGCACTATCGAGGCGGATCAGGGCAGCACCATGCTTTTCGACATGGATGGCCCAGAGCCGCTCGGACTCGCGCTTGAGCCGCTCTACCGGCCACTGCGGGCGCAGCATGGCGGCGTTGTAACCGCAGATCGCCTCCCAGCCGTCGCCTTTTGACAGCCGCCCGTCATGGACCATGCGGATGAAGTAGCCGATAGCGGCAGAGGCGCCCTCGAAGCGCGACCAGTCATCCAGCCCACCTTCGCGCACGGGGGTGACCAGGACCTCGTCGGAGCGGGGCTTGTCGGGGGCTTTGAAATCCGGCTGCAACGACACCCCCGGCGCGGGCGGCATGTCGGCGACGGTATCGATGAATTCACCCAGATCGCGTTCCAGCGCAGGGTTCATTTCCACGATCCGGACCTGCGTCTTGAGGTTGTTCTTGTAATAGACCGAGCCTGCCACCCGGATCGGCTGGTGCGCCGAGCGAAAGTGCATGTCCCCGCCGACCTTGGCTGCGATGTCACCGCGCAGGCGGCACACCCGGCGGATATCATCACCCTCGGCAGGCTCGCTGAGTTTCCACCAGACATGGGCCTTGCGCTGCCCCTCGGGCGTGACCCCTCCACTTTCGACCACCATGGTCGGTGCGCCAAGATGGCGTTCGAGATGCGCGCGTTTGGCGGCAATATCGCCGGTGTCGATATCCACAACCACGGTTTGCATCTGCAGGACTTCTGCGGCCTTGGCTTGGCCAGGGGCCGCGACTGTACCGGGGATGACGTACACCGCTGCGCCCTCACGCGACGCCCATGTGGCAAAGGTGGCCATCTTGTCGGGGGTGGCCTGATCCGCCTCTATCCAGATGTTGTGGGGGCGGCCGTTGATGCCTTGGCCCTTGTCGATGAAGCTGCGGACCGGAATCAACCCGTCGCAATAGCCGAAGACGACCTGCATGAACTGGGCGATTTGCGCGGGGTCAGGCTCGTCTCCAAAGACATCCACTTGCGAGACGGCATCGTTGAAATCCCGCCATGGGTTGAAATGGATCAGGTTTTCTTTGGGCTGGTCGATGGGCGGCGGCGTGTCGGACAGCGTGTCGGACTGCGTGTAGGACTGCGTGTCGGACGGCGCGTGCTGATCGTCTTGATCGTTGTGGTCAGTACTCATTTTGGATCCCTCAAATTGATCTGGTGAACGGGGCGGGTCTTCGGGTGTGTCGGTCATGCGGGCAGGCTCCAGCAGCGTTCGGCCCATGGGCAGAAACGGCATTCAAAGAAGTCGCGGTTGGTCGCTATGCGCGGCAGCAACTCGCCCGCGTCGGTGGCCTGCAGGATCCGCACGCCGCGATCCGACATGCGCTGCGCCAGATCGGCATCGAAGGGCACCAACTCGTGGTGCATCTCGGCCGTGTCCTTGTTGATGGCGGTGAACAGTGCTGGCGCGGTCGCAATGCCGGGCACAGTCGCCTCCATGTACGCCTGATAGACCGCGATCTGGGCCGCATAGACCGGCTTGGATTTGGTGACCCCATCCTTGACGCAGAGCCGCCAGTTCTTGGCGTTCATCGTTTTGCATTCCCAGAGCGCAGGCACGCCAAGGCCAAAGCCATCCGGGCCTGCGGCGATGATGCCATCGACATGGCCGCGAATGCGCCCACCGGCGGCCGAGAAGCCGAACTGGCCGCCATCGGGGCGATTGCCCCTGCGAGTATAGAGATCAAAACCAGCCTGCCGCAGCCAGGCCACGGCCAGATCCTCAAGGACATGGCCGATGGCGAAAATGCGCAGCAACTGACCGCTGAAATCTTGGCCATCGTCCTTGAGCGCATGGGTGAATTCGAACTGCAGCGCGCGTTCGCAGGCATGACCGAGGCGGGAGCCGCCAAGATAATCGCGTGGGGCGCGGGCGGCACTATCAGCAGTCAGGGCTGCGTCGACAGCGGCGTTCACCTTGTCGGCGAACTTGGGGCGGGAGTTATAGTCCAACATCAGAAGGGGATCTCCGACTGGCTGGCGTTCTCGGCCATCTCGGCGCGGAATGCGGCGATGATGATCACGATCAACTGGTGCATGTCGTTTTGGGTCAGATGACCCAGCGAGCGCTCCCAGCCGATGCGCTCCATCTCGGGGGCAAGCGCACGCATGACTGCGGGCAGCGCTTGCGTTTCCTCTTCGGTGAAATCGACCATGTTCAATCCTTTTCGGGCTTTGAGGGTGAAGGCCGCCTGGCAGCCCATGGAGCAAAACCAGCGGCGGGTTCGGTGAGCCGGATCAGGAAACGGTCCGGGGGACCGTTTCCCCGGCGAACGGCGCGGCAGGCGGGGATCGAACCAGCCAAACCCCTGTGTGGGAGACGTGCAGACGGCACAAAGGCTTGGGCGTCGATGCCCGATACGCTCAGGTAGCGGTCGATCCTCAGCCGCTGTGGGCGGGGATGGAATTTGCGCGACATGGCTCATGCCGCCTCCCGCGCATCGGGGGCGGCGGTCATGACGAGATGGCGGATTGCCCGCTTGTTGAAGGTGAAGGTCATCAGCGCCGAGGCGTGATAGCGGGTCAGGCCATAGTCTTGCCGATAGGCGGGCGGCAGATATTGCAGCTGCTTGTCCGTGGCGGCCTGTTTCAGCCAGCCGCGCGTCTTGAAGGCGCTCTCATCGGTCTCGACCTCGTTCAGCCAATCATCGGCCTGCGCGAGGCAGACGGTCCGTTCGCCGATGCCCAGCAAGCGGGGGCTTTGGCCCTTTGCGCCGCCGACCGCATGCCAGCGCCCTTCCAGGAAGAAGATGCCGCCCCAGGCGTTGAACCCGTTGGCCATCAGCGCGTCATCGGCCCCGAAGAGGTCGATCCAGGCGAAGCTGGACCGCTTCAGAAGGTCGATCTCCGTCATAATGAAACCGCTCAGCGTCCCATCATCGGCCTCTTGTGAGCGCAAGTCCTCCTCGCGCTCGAACACCTCGCCACACAGCGGGCACTCAAAACAGGCCAGTGGAATATCGGCGCCACAGGCCGGGCACACCTTGGTCGGGGCGTCGCCGGTCTCGGTCTTGCCGTCGAGATCGACATCCTGTTCCAGAGTGCCGTGGATCAGACTCGAGGTGCCAAAATCCAGCACGACGCAGTCGGTCTTTATGACACCGGGGTGTTCCTCAGGGTCGATGGTACGCAAGCCGCGGCCCACCATCTGGATCATGGTGGACTTGTAGGATGAGGGCCGCAGCAGGACGACGCAGGAGGTTGGCGGGTGATCCCAACCTTCGGTCAGCACCGCTACGTTGACGATGACGCGAATATCTCCGGCGGCGTAGGCGGCGAGAATTTGGCGGCGATCCTCGCTTGGCAGATCGCCGTGGATCAACCCGGCAGGCACATCTAAAGCATTGAAGGCTTCCGTGACATGCGCGGCGTGAGCGACAGTGGAACAGAACACCACGGTCTGCCGGTCACCCGCCTTTTCCTTCCAGTGCCGGATGACCTCGTCGGTGACAGGCGCGCGGTCCATGATCGACGCGACCTCTGCCATGTCGAAATCGGCCAGCGACTTGCGCACAGCGCGCAGCTTGTCCTGCACGCCGACATCGATCACGAAGGTGCGCGGCGGGACCAGATGGCCCGAGGCGATCAACTCACCCAGACGCACCTGGTCGGCGACATTGTCGAATACCTCCCGCAGACCCTTCTTGTCGCCCCGATTTGGGGTGGCGGTGACGCCGAAGATGCGGGCGTCAGGATTGGCATTGCGGACATGGTCGATGATGCGGCGATAGCTTGCCGCCACCGCATGATGCGCCTCGTCGATTACCAGCAGATCAAGCCGCGGCATGGCCGCAAGATTGCCGATCCGGGCCAGTGTCGGCACCATGGCGAAGGTCACCTGACCCGCCCAAGATTTGGCACTGGCATCGACCACCGATGTGGTCAGGCCAGGATTGACCCGGGCAAACTTGCCCCGGTTCTGATCGGTCAGCTCGTCGCGGTGGGCCAGCACGCAGGCCTTGGCGGCGCTGTCGCCGATCACCTCACCCGTGACCGCCGACAGCATTATCGTTTTACCCGCGCCGGTGGGCGCGATGCCCAGCGTGTTACCATGGGCGTCAAGCGCAGCAAGGCTGCGCTCGACGAAGGTTTTCTGACGGGGACGCAGCCGCATGATCGCTCCCCCTCACTCGGCCCAGCTGGGACGCCCGGAAAAACCCGGGGTCGCAGGGGTTTGCGGTGTTTGCGGTTGCGGTGCGGGCGCGGTGTAGCCCTGAGCCGGGGCGACATAGCCCTGCTGCGGCGCGTTGTTTGCAGGGGGCTGGCTGTAGCCCTGCATCGACGCAGACCCAACCTGCCCCATCAGCTGCGCATAATCGCGGTGGCTGGGCGTGACGGCGCTGCGAACCTCGTTCTTGTCCTCGCCATTGGTGTCGGAACCGATGTCCATCCGGGCGATGAACTCGATCCCGTCCAACTCGGCAAAGCCACTGATCCGGCGGCGGGCCTGTGCTTGCGCCGAGTTGTCCTTGTCGCCGATGCCACGCGCCGAGTTCAGAATGCCCTTGATCAGACCGCGCCCGGTATTGCCCCAATCCGGGCCCTTCGGGCTGTAAAGCCCGATCAGCGACCAGATCTTGCGCTTGGCATAGGGCCCCTCGACCACGGTATATTCGGCGTCGAGATAGACCGCCCCAGTCGCGCCGCGTTTGGCATAGCCGCTGGTCCAGCCCTGCGACGGATCGTCAAAGCCGCCGGGGCGGATGATCAGGCGCACCTTGGCCAGCGTGCCCTTGGGAATCACATCGCTGTTGGAATGCGCGTCGTTGAAGTCGTTCCAGAGTCCAGTCATCGGGTTTGTCCTTTTCAGTTTCCATTGGGGGTGTTGGATGGGCCGGTGCTGTCGGCCACCGGGGGCGCGGGCAGCACCGGCGGTTTGAAGGTCAGGCGACGCTCCGCAGGGATCAGAGGGCCGCGGATCTTTTCCATCAGCTGACCCAGATGCGGGGGTTCCAGCAGCGCAAGCCGCCCGGAGCGGTCCTTGGCCGGATAGCCGAAAGGGTTCAGCGTCTGGCAGACGAAGGCGCGCTGGGGTTGGCCCTTCGCATCGGGCACATCAATCATGGTGATGACCTGATCGACGATCCCGGGCAGCTCGAGGCCGGTCTTGGAGCCATCGATTTGCGGCACGAAGATCTTGCGATTGAAGTCATCGAGCTTCTGGTCGAGGATCCCCACGAACCAGATGTTCTTGCCGCGCGTGTGCTGCAGATGCGTGAGCCAGGCGATCATTTCGCGGCCATGCAGACCATAAGCGCCCCGCACATCCGGCTTGCCGGTCTTCTCTGACAAGGCCTCGGGCTGGCCCTTGCACCACTGGAAGCACAGCCGCCCCGCCACCGTGATCGAGTCGATGAATACCGTGTCGTATTTGCCGAGCACGGCCGGATCACCAAACCGCCCGCAGACCTCGTCATAATGTGCTTGGCTATAAGGCTGTTCGCCGCGCAGCGCCGGATTGGGCCCACCGATGAAGACCGCAAAATCACGGCATTCCTTCCAGGTACGCGGGCGGATCACGTCGATGGCGAGACCCTCAATCGCCAGATCCCCAGCTTCAAGATCGAAGAACAGCGTCGTGGTCGCCATCAGCGTCCACAGCAGCGTCGTCTTGCCGATCCCGGAAGGGCCAAAGATCACGCCCTTGATGCCGCGCGTCTCGGCCAGCCGCTGATCGGCGGTGATGATGGGAAGCGCGCCGGTCATGACAGCACCTGCGCGCCAACAGCCACGCGGGTCACATGTGGCGGGTGGGTGGCTTCAGAGCGCCTTTCATCAGGATCGTGGGCAACAATCGCCACGAAGAGCGTATCGAGCCGGTCAGCCTCCGCGAGGCATTCGATGCCCTTGCGGCGCATGAAGCGGCGGGCATCGTCCAGCAGATCGGGCTCGGCGATGAGTTCGGGGATACCGACATATTCCTGCTCGCTTTCAACGAAGTAGGTCTTGGATCGCAGGGCACGAACAAGCGGTGCAAAGGTCTCGGTGATCTCCGCAAAATCCCCTTGCCCCATCGCATCGTCCTGGTTGCGCAGGATGCGCTTGACCTCGGTGATGATTCCCGTACGCAGCATCCTGAATGCCCCTTCCTGGCGCGCTTGCGCGCAGGTCTGCGGAAAGGCATCTTCCATCATGTCATCGGCGATTTTCGGCGCGTTGTTTCCAAGCTGGGAGGCGATCTCCCAGACACGTTCGGCAAAAGCCACTGTTTGGCTATTGAGCATCAAAGCATTCCTTGATTTGGGTGAAGGCTGCTGATCCACGGGCGATGGCCTGCGCATCGAGCTCGTGAAACGGGGCGTCGCGGGCCTCGCGCATGCCGTCATGGGCAAGGGCAAGGTTGGCGTCAGATGCCCATTCGGCGAATGCGCGGAACGTACCCGTGACGTGCCGCCAGGCCGCCTGCTCGCGCGTGGGCGGGACATAGAGTGGATTGCGTCGGCTGGCCGACCGCTGGGGGCGCAGCCCCCGCATGGCGGCATCCACCACCATCCGGCGCAAGGCCGCCCTTGTGGGTTCCTCGCCCCGCGCGAGGCGATCATCGAGCGTGCGGCGCACGATGCCGGGGTCATTCGCCTCGGCATCACGGATCAGGCGCGCGTCGTGGATCTCGTCATGTCGCAGGCCAAGCTCGGCTGCCGTGGCCTGAAAACTCTTGCCGCCTTCAAGAGTTTTTGGACGCCCCGCGGCTACCTCGCCCCGGGCCTGCGCCGCATCGTATTCATCCGCCAGCCGGTGCTTGGCCTGCGCCTCGATTTCAAGCGCATGGGCCTGTGCGCGGTGCGCGGCACCGATCAGCACATCATGCGCATCCTTGGCGCGCTGAACCCGCGCGGTGCGCTTTGCGACGTCGTATGCGAAGCCCGCCATCTCGCGCGCATCAAGGATTTCGGCCGAGCTGCGCGCGTTTGCAAGAATGCTGGCGGCGCGGTCGACCAGTGCGCGCAGGTCATGCACCTCGCCGATGACAAGAGGAGCGGCGGTCATTGCTGATCCTCCGCCGGGCTCAGCGTGACGGACAGCGCGCCAGCACGCACCGTGCGCGCAGGTTCAAAACCTTCGCGGATGGCATCGGGCCAAGCCGTGTATTTGCGCTCAGGCACCTTGTAGGTGATGTCGACGTACTGGGCGGGATCGTCCTTGGCGGCGCGAATGCGCGCGACCATGGCGGCCAGTTTTGTCTGGTCCCAATCCACCCGTTTTGGAAGATCAGCGACCACACTGAAATCACCGTCGTCAAAACGGACCGTGCCGGTGTCCTTGGCCTGAGCCTGCCGTTCCTCGGCAGCGCGGGTGGCGTAGCGGATGACCAACCCGGCATCGAAGCGAGTCTTTGCCGCCTTGTCGCGTTTCAGGCGCTCATCGATCTCGCGCTGCAGGATCGCCAGCAGTTCGACCGGCAAGGCCGCGATTTCGGCCACGCTGAGGGATGACAGATCGTCGGGCGTGGGCGTGTTTTCAGGGAATGGCATGAAATTGTCTCCGTGATCATGAAAGAAGGATTGGAAGGCGGGCATCACGCGGCAGCCCTGCCACTGGGACCGGTGGCGTCGCAGGGCTGCCCCTGTTCGGCGAGCAACAGTTCGGAGAGGGCGCCTGCGGCGGCTTTGGGCTTGCGCCTGGCGACGGCGATGTAGGCGAACTGATCCGGGCCCACGCGCTCCTGCACGAGATGCACGAGGCCCAGTTCGGCGGCCCAGAAGGCCCGCGATCCAAGACCGCGCAACGCGGCGCGCGCCGCATTCGACAGCTTTGAGAACATCGGGAAGACGTCGAGCACCAGAAAGCCGCGATGGTATTCCAGCCGGTCGCCGGGAGCGGCCTGCGCCACCCAGGCGCAGAACTCGATCTCGGAAAGCGGCCGGCTGGCGCGGACCGTGACGAAGGGTGTGGTTTGCATGAACATGATCTCCTCCTTTCCCCTCTACTCAGGCCGCCGCGACATCGTCCCAGCAGGGACCGAGGCCATAAGCCGTGAGGACGTGCCGGAGATCGGCAAGGCGGCGGTAAAGGGTGGACCGGCTGCCGAACCCCGCGCCCGCCAACGCCGCGACGGGGCGATGCGCCAGCGCCGCGCAGAAGCGGCGGTCCTCGGTCGGAAGGTGCGCGAGGGCGGTTTGCAAGGAGTGGTGCAGTTCGATGCAGGTAACGGCGCAACAATCCTGACCATGCCAAGCGGAAAGGCCGTCTGCCTCGATCAACGTTTCGCCTACCGGCACCTGGCTTCCGGCCAAGGGCATCTCGAGCGACAGCAGAGACCCGCCCTGCGCGCGGCGCTGCTGGTGGTGACGGATCGCGATCCGCGACGCCTGGTTGCGCAGGATCAGACCGGCGAAGGCCCCGAGGCTGCCGCGCGACGGGTCGAAGGCAGGCAAGCGGCGCAACAGATCGACCAGAAGATCCTGACCCAGATCCTCCCGATCGCAGATCGGCAGGCACAGCCGCCGCCGCAAACGGCGCGCTGCCGCGTCGGCCTCGTGGATGATGGTTTCAATGTTGTCGGGGGAAAGCTGAATCTGCATCGCGGCAAACCTCGTTCATCGTTTCTGATGAGCCCAAGGTGCCGCACAAGGTCGGCGCGCAGGTGGGAACAAGGTGGGAAAAGAGTGGGGGTTTGGTGGGCTGTACTTATCGGCAGGGCTGTGCCGATAAGTACAGCCCGATCGTTCTGCTCCAGTGCCGGCTGGCTCTGCAAGAGGGCTAAGCTCACGATGCGGCGACTCTTGGACATCTACTGTGAAAGGGCATCGACGTGTTCGGCCCATGCACTAAATCGCTTCGCGATAGGGGCGCTCGTGGCGGGTGTTGCGCTGAATAAGAATTTGTTTCGCGGGTTTTGAGGTCGGGTGTCTGCTGTTTGTCGAGGTGATTTCGCCTCGATTGACAGAGGGTATTCCCATGAACATTCAGCATTCTACGCCTATCACGCCCCTTCGTGCGCGCATGATCGCGGATATGTCAGGGCGCAATCTCGGCCCTGCATCGCAGTCCAGCCACCTGCGCGCCTGTAAACGTTTTGCGGCTTGGCTCGGACGCTCGCCAGAGACTGCCAAGCCAGACGATGTGAAGTATTTCCAACAGCACCTAATTGAGAGCGGGCCCAGCATCGGCACGCGCAACCAGACCATGACCGGGATCAAGTTTCTGTTCCGCGTGACCCTGCGACGGCATGATCTCGTGGCTGAGATTTTTCACCTGAAGGAGCCGGTGAAGGTACCGCTGGTCTTGAGCAAAAAGGAGATTAAGCGCATCCTGGCCATGGCTCCGAGCCTGAAGGCACGCGTGATGTTGTCGTTGGCCTATGGCTGCGGGATGCGTGCGG